ACCCCGCGCCAGCACCTGCGCCAAATCCTGCCGCGTTCATTAACGCACCGCCCACACCGCCCGTTGCCATCATAGCGGCCATCAGCAATGCGCCTTGCACTGTATCGGCAGGAACTTGACCGCCGTACTTTCTTTCGTTGACGTACAGCAAATCATTGACCGTGCTGCCAGTTTCAGCAGGTACACCAGTGTTATAGATCGTCGTGCCGCCCGTCAAGGGGTCAATAAATAGCAACTGACCCTGCTCATTGCGTTGCTGAATTTTGCTGTCAAGCGACGCTGTCTCATTCGGTTTAAGTGCCAGCCCAAGCGACATCGGGTCAAGAATCAACTCACCTTCGCGTGTGCCTAACCCCGCACGAACCGTGTCAACTAGGACGCCTTTTAAGTTACCTTGCTCGTCATAGAATTGGGTGGGCGTGCCTTCAAAGTTTGGTGCTAGATGCTGCGCAAAAGCGTTTGGATCAACTGGGTTAACACCCTCGTATTGAACGGGCGCTACGTCACGTCTTTCACCCGTGTTAACGTTCATGTAATAAGGCGAAGAGTAAGCGTTTGTGAACTCAGCGTATGACTCAGGCTGATACTCCCAACCTTTGCTTGGATTAAGAGCAGTCGGCAATGCACCGCCACCCGTGTCTGGTGACAGCCCGTAAGACTGACCCTCAGCGCTAGTTCTGAGCTGCTCTCTTATCTGCTCACCTGTCATGCCCTGATTGAGCAGGTTTGTGTAATTGGCCATGCCACTTGCGTCAGCCTGCCTACCAAACTCTTGTTGGTAGATGTCGTTTACTGTCTGCGACCAAGGATTTGAAGGGTCAGACGGTGCCGCAGGTGCGGGAGCAGGCTGATCAAAGGCACCGGGCTGAGTCCAAAACGGCTGATTGTTTTGCTGAACCTCAGCCTCGTTTGATAATGAGGTAGCAAGCGAGCCGTAGTCTTGACCAACCCAGTTTGCAACATCGGCATCGCTTGGTGCGCGACCCAAGTTGTTCATGTAGATGTTATAAACGTCGCCGTAGTTTGCTTCAGCCATGTTGCACCTTCATTTTTGTTTTCATGGCTCTATACTCATAATGCCAACGAGCGACGCCGCCCAGTCTTTCCATTCAGCAAAGGATCGGCTGTCGGGAATGTTTGAGCTCATAAAGTAACCGTTACCCGCCATGCCGTCTGCCCACTCGCGCCACTTGTCTTCGGTGACCACGCCTAGTTGTTGGGGCGCAAACAGCTCGTTCATGAGCGAGCACCATGAGTCCCAAGTGTGGCCGCGGGGATCGTAAGTAACCATTATGGGTTGCCTGTGCTGCGCATGTCGCCCACGTCTGCTGAGAGCAGGTTCAGGCCGCACTCGTAGTTACCATTCACCACGTTGCTCTCAAAGCGCAGGCGCATCTCTCGGCGCTGCTCGCGCAGGTCAATCTTGAGCGTCGTGGGCGAGAACACATAAGCATCGCTCACCTGATCCACGTCCGAGGCGTAGCCCTTGCCCGTGACATACAGGTTCATGTCCTCGGACTGCACAAAGTCGGGCTCCACGCGCTCGAGCCTAATGTAGTTGTTCATGCCCACGGCGTCATTTTGGTTCGGCCCACCGTTCACCCAACCGATACTGTCCGTCTCAAAGTAGCTCTGAATTGCGCTCTGTTGGCTCAGATTCACAAGGTTCGTACCCGTCTCGTGCTGCCAGAGCGTGTAAGTATTTGAGGCGTTTGTCTCGGTGCCTGCCCAGATTGGGCGACGGAACACCTCAGAGAACGTGCCTGCAGCGCGACGAGCGCCTAGAGCCTCGCCCGCGTCGTACCAGATCTTGTCGCGCACGTTATAGATGATCGCGTCCGTGCACTCCGTGGCATCACCCTTGGGGTAAAACCACCAAATCTCACCCCAACGGGGTATCTTCGTTGCCCAGACTTTCTGACGTTGCGCGTAGTTGACGTTGTCAAAGAAGTAGTTAATGTTCATGGTGTTGGCGACTTCGCTCACAACGCCGTTGTACATCAGGAAGCGATCCACGCCGCACCAGAAGAACAGACCATCGTACTCAATCACGCTCGATGACGACAGGATTGAGCTCTGGCTCGTCACGATGTCGTAGCGCCAGTAGATCGTGCTCGCGCCCACAGTTGTAGGCGCGTAGCTCACGCGAATAAGCGAGTCAAGCGACCAGAAGAGCCCTGATGGCGCAGTCGTGCCGCCTCTGACGGGCAAACCCTTGACGATCTTGCCCGCAGAGACAGTGTTCTCGTTTGAGTCAGCCGAGACCCAGTCTTGAAAATTGCCCGCCGAGCAGTTCTTAATCAGACCGTTGTTGCCGTACACAAAGAGGTACGGGTGCAGCATGACGCAGCCACCAGACACGCTGATGTTGTTGTTAAAAGTCAACGTCAGAGCGCCTGACGTAGAGACCGTGTTTGAGAGCGTCACAGTCGTGGTGCTCGCGCCCACAGCCACGATGCTCACTGTTGTGTTGGCGGGCACGCCTGTACCTGTCACCGTCTGACCGACTGCGATGAGTGCGTTGACTGAGGCGATCGTGAACACGCTAGGCGGACCGATCACCATCGTGCCAGCAGCCGTGAAGACGCCGACCTGACTCATCGCGCCTGTTGGGAAGTTACCGATCAATACTGGCGTGTTGAGCGTGTTGTCAATGTGCGCAAGATTAAGACCCGGATGCGCAATCAGCGTCTGATTGCCTGAGCCACCAGAGTCAAAGCCGATATCCATCTGCCACAAGTTAAGCGCATCGACCGTGAAGTTGCTTAGCGAGATGTTGGTCGGACCCGAGCCCACGCCGTCGTCATCATCCGTGACCCACTCCTGTAGACCGCCACTCCAACCTGAATAGACGTAGTTCAGGCCATCCTCTGAGCTCATGATCATGCCGCGACTGATGCCTGAGGCGTTTTGAAAAATTCCTCGGTAGCCGCCTACCTTACGAGGGCGACCGCGCTGAAAGCGCACCCACTTGCCGTCTACATAGACAGGCGCATCAAACTGCGTGCCATCGCGCTGGATGCCCGGCTTGATGTTGAGCGAGATAACTTTTGCTGTCAAAATGTGCCCCCTGCAATACCTGCGGGCACAAACAACCCAGACGTAGTGAGCGTGAGTGCGTTTGAGCCGTTCAGAGCAAAGCCTACCTGATTCGTTGCAGGTTGGTACATGCCAGTGCTTGTGTTGCCTGAAAAGTTTAACGAGGGTGCAGCCGCTGAGCCTGAGTTAATCGTGAGCGTCGTGACCGTACCGCCAGAAGCGCTTGATGAGTTGTAGACGTTTGTGCCGTCACAGACGACTGTCAAGGTCTGACCCTGCGCAACCGTTACCGTTGCCGCGCTGACGGCTGAGGTCTTGAACGTGAGCGAGAACGCACCCGTCGTCTGGTTGTTCAGGTAATAAATCTGAACGGTCGAGGGCAGCACGACAATCTGGTTTGAAAGCAAAACCCCTGAGTAGCCCTGCACGACGTTGGCGTACTCAACCGCCGTGAGGGTCGTGGTGCCACCCGTGACGACCTTGGCCAACTGGGTATAAGCAAACGTGTTTGAGCGCCCATACGCAAACGTGGCGTACCCGTTAATGCCGTTTGAGACGATGACCAATGACTCAGTCAATTGAAGCTGCTGCGTAGCTGCTGTGTCAATCGTGTCTGTGCCGCTTGGGGTAAGCGTCAGGATGCCTGTGCCGCCGTTGCGCACCATAACAAACCAACCGTTACCGACCGTAGACGCTGTGGGCAGCGTGATCGTGCCTACGCCGCCTGACCAGACCAAGAACTGAGCACGGTACGTTGTGTTTAACGTAACGCTTGAGAAGACCGAGCTCTCGGCGTATTGCTGGTTAAGTGTCGTGCTAATTGCGGTCAGACCGTAGCCTGCCAAAGCCGCAGCGTTTGCCGACGAAGTACCTGCTCCAAACGTGACAGTAGACCAAGTGCCGTTGTTTGTTGTGTTATTGGTTAAGAAGATGTACTGAGCGATACCCGAGGCGATTGAAACAATCGTGTTGCCTGAGATGTCTGTGACCGTGAAGGTGATTGCGCCAATGTTCTGAATCAGCACGCTTTGACCCGTGCTCACCTGCAGCGCAGAGGGCAGGTACAGCTTTAAGCTGCCAACGGTTGCGGTGACCTGAATGATTGCGGCAACAACGTCTGTGCTTGTCGTACCGTTGATTGGCCAGTCAAGCTCCGTGTCTGCCGAGATCGTCAGCGCTTCGTAGCCGATCTGACTCGGGTTGATTGTCTGTCCCGTGATCGGGTTGACGTAGGTGTTGGTCATAGTTACCTCTAAGAGTCCACAGCGATTGCTGAGCGGTCACCCACGCGGGTCACGTCCTCGACTTTAAGCGCCTGCATTGCCATGTCGTACTTCTGTTGGAATATCTGACGTGCGTCGTCTTTTAGGTAGATCACAGCCTGCAAGAGCGCCCCGAAGAGCATCGCGTTGGGGGCGTTGTTTGTGATCCAGTTCGTTTGATTCGTTGAAGACAAAGGCTGCAGACGCTGATAAATCAACACCTCGAACTGATACGCCTGATCTGGGGTAGGCGACACGAACCAGTTGTCGTAGTTGTAATCCGCGTAGTACTGGGGCAGACCGTTCGCGCTCTCGGCGCTATAGTTGGTCAGGTACTCGTACTTGCGCAAGAAAACGGGCGTCTTCTCGCCGCCCGAGGTTACCGACATTGACACCGTCTTGCGCCACCGAGCGGGCTTTTGAATGATCGGATTGCCGATCGACATCACGCCTTGGGCAACTTCGATCTGTCCAAGCGTCTTAATCTGCTGAGCAATCTCAAACTCAGCTAGTGTGATAAATACGGGGATCTGAGAGACAACGGCGGCGTCATTACGCTCGAGGTACTGCTCGATCGTTGTGACTAAGTTGTCGTAAGTTAGAGCAAAGCTCGCGGTCATAGCGCCACCCACAAAAGTAATTTTGAGAGCGTTTTATCACAAAGCGCTTGATTTGACATTTTAGCTCTTTTAGGCGTTAAGGTAAATTACCACCAACTGGATATGTTGCACCCGCAGGTGCTTGGGTGATAACAGTCGAACCCGCCTTAACATGTCCACCATCAAAGGGCGACTCATTTAGTGGTCCGTAACAGTCAGCAAGCTGCACTCCGTTGACCTTCTTGGTCTTCACGCACTCAAACGACCACATGTTGCTCATACCAGACGTTGCGGTGGTGACAAAGGTGCGAGCTACGGCGGGTTGTACTTCCCATGTCGGGGCTTGCGGGAATGATGAAACAGGTGGAAAACCAAACAGGCTCCAGACCTTGCCCTTAGCAGCGGTGCAGCTTCCACCCATCAAATCAAGGTTTGCAATACTTGAACCGTCTAAGACGGGGCAAACAGCCACGCCTTCCTTAAAGACCTTGTTGCCCACCACAATGGAATTGCCAGTAGGCGTTGCAGGAGACGCAGCGCACAGGGCGTACTCACCCTGACAGATGACTATGTTTTGAGCTTGGGCGTTAAATGTCAGCAAGAGGAGTACAAGTAGTTTTTTCATTACGCTACCATTGAAGATGCTTTCAGTTTAACTGCTGCAACACGATTAAGCCAGCCTTCACCGTATACAGTGAACTTTTCAAGACTACGGTAAAACGCCTCTTTCTCTTGGCTAAACTTTTCAATCAACTCTACAGGGTCAGCCGCCTGCACAGCCGCCATTGTCATGGGTCCAAATCCACCATCCGGCGTAACGCCTAAAGCAGATTGCATGAGCTTGATCGAACGACCCGGACCGGCGTTTACGCCCATATCAAATACCATGTAGTCAATGCCAGAGGGTAGCTCGTCAGCCCGCACAACATCCCAGTACTTTTTCTTGTAAAGGGGTTCAACATCCGCAGCCGTTAGCTTACGCATATCGTCGTGTGTAACTTGATGCCCAACGTGTTGTTCCCAGTTGAACTGAGTCACGCCAAGCATAGTCGAGCCTTTACGCCCGTCTGGTAACTTGTTGCCGTCATCACGCTCGTCGTCTTGGAAGCCCGCCTCACTTTTGAGCATCTGTTCAAACGCTAATTTCCAATTGCTAATCATTTACTCATCTCCGTTGATGCTAAATTAATGCGAGTTTTTGCTTGTGAAATATCTTTAGGTGGTATCTTAAATCCCACCGCAATGTAGCCTACAAACCTGCCTTGTTCTGGCGGCACTGAGCCACGACACATGTACGTTACGCCATGCTTAACGGCATACTCACCAATCTTTGAGCTTGGCACAAACGTCTCACAATGCACCTCGCCTTGAAACATTGTGATAACTGCGCGGTTATGCTCAGGAGTACTGGTAAACAAGGCATTGATTGCGCCTTCAAGAGACTTCTCTCGACCTTGATTGCTCATTGCTAAGATGGTTGTGCGGCTGTTTGACTGAAGATTGACTGAGTTCACAATCACTACATCTGCGCTCAGGTCGTAAATCAAAGACTTGGCAATAGCCTCAACCAGCATTGGCTCTTTAAGTTCAGTTTTCTTGCTGCTGATTGCGCCAAGAATGACCTGCCGTGAATCCCAAGCAAAGTATCCAGCAAACGCAACAAACGCAATCAGTACCACTGAGACCAACTTGAACGGGCTGTCCACCCACTTGATGAGGTCAACAACCTTGTCGGTAAAGTCTGGGTTTTTAACGGACGCAGGCTTTGTAACCCGCTTAACTGGCGCTCGTTTAACCGCAGGTTTTTTAGCTGTCACCATTACTTATCGCTCTTATCAGGTGTTTTGCTTTTCATGTCGATGATCTTCTCAAGCGTACGACCACCGAAGTAGAAAGACATAATCAACATACCCCATTGCCCGAGCAGCTCAACGTACTTGCTGTTGGTTTCCAAGCCGAAGGCGCTCATCATGGCAAACGTAAAATACCCACCTATAATCGCAATCAATGTCATTGGGCGAATGTTTTTGCTCAACCAAGAGTCAGACCGCATGTCGTTTTCTTGGCGCTTGGTAAGCTCACCCTGCTCTTGCATATCTGCCTGCATCTTGGCAAGTTCGCCATTTTGCTGCATCTGCATCAGTTCAAGTTGTGCCTTGGCTTTCTGCTCAGGGTCAGGAAAAAACTTGTCCAGCACCTTCATGCCAATGCCAAGAATATCCATGATTGGAAA